TTTTTTTTGGCGCAAGCCAAAGAGAAAAGAACGGAGACGTCATCCGAATCGCCGGGTCAAACCTGCGGACAATAGACGATGTCGCCGAACTTAGAACTCAAGGAGACTTGAATTTCTTTCTCGGTATGGTCCTTTTATCGTCCTTTGATCAGGGACGGCTACTAACCGTAGCTTAGGATCTCTCAAGCTGATTGCTCGCTTGGGGACAATTAGTTCCTTCTCGGGTTCTTTCTTTTCTTCAGAGAAGAACTTAACGTAAGGAGCGATCCCCCATCCCAAACCAATCCAATTAATCGTGTCAACATAGCACACGAAGGACGCGAGATTTAATAGATAACTCGCGTAGTCCTGCCCGGATCGAACTGATCCGAACAATGGTTTGAAGAGCGGAAGGAGACTTTTATATGCGTCTCCAAATTCCGTTTTGAGATAGGACATGTGTGGCTCTAATGATCCCCGGTCCAATTTCTTCTCCCCCATAAATCTGGCGTATAACTGCCGATAGGGGTGACCTCGGATTACCATCGAGGTAGTAAGTTGAGATTTAGTAATCTCATACCCGACTATTCTTAGTTCGGGGTACGAATCTTTGTCCCGGATTTCAACCGTTGGACAACCGTCAGTAGCTCCAGGTATCAAATACCTATCCCCGGAGCGGGACGGAAGGGTGGGCCTTTCCATAAAGGAAGGTGGAACAATCCCAAAACCCCCAGATTCGACTGAGAAGAAAGGACAGAACGATGTCCCCCTATAGGAAATTCCCCGCCGATGAAAGGCGACCGAGGCTAATCGGTGGAACTTCTTGGACGATCCTGCATTAAAGAGGATGTAATTCAGCTCATCAGACATTTTGAATATTGTCTTCTCAACCTGCTTTCCCGAAGTAATCTGGGGAAGACCGTGGGAGAACCCTACAGATCTAAGTTCCGGTCTTACATTAAAGATCAATGGAACCAAGGGTGATGGAGCCTGAATTACCTTTTCGTCACGGAAGTGCATGACCCGGGAATTTAGGGAGAAGTACTGGCGAGAGAAGCCAGTCTTACCCAGGGAAACCTTAAGTCCAAGTTTCTGGACGGTTTCAACCCAAGCCAAGTACTCGGGTTTTGAATCAACATTGAACACGATATCATCGCCGTTGATCAACACTGG